AACAATTTAATCATTGCTGATCTTGATATTCCATACCTAGCTGCTTTTGCATCTATCAACGCTAAATCTTTAGCATCAACCTTTATATTTATTTGGTGTATTACACTTCCCTTTGCCATCTTTATTTCCTATAAATTGTAATACACTTATTATACATTAGGTAAATTAGATCATAGCTTACAAACACCATCTTCGCAATCATCATCTGATACAGAAATAATATACTCATTGCTCTTTACTTTTGGTTTATTCTTTACAGGATTAGACAAACCACCAACATTATATTGTTGTAGCATATTGTCGTAGGTGCGTATTTCACATCTTTTTGCATATTTTTGATAGGCATCTTCAAACTTTATTCCAAGTACCCTGGCCCTTCTGCCATAATCTTTTGCAAGTTCTATAATTAATTCATCTCTGGTAAGTGTTTCCATTGTTCTCCTGTAGGTATCATTTCTATTTTAATATTTGGAGTATCACTCCACCTTTTGACAGTCATTATTTTTACAACTTGGCGATCATCTAAGTATAAGATGCCATTCAGAGCATCTAATATAGCTTTCTGATAGTTATCTAAATCTACGTTATTGTCACAAAACTGACCATTTTGTTCTAGTTTTTTCTTCTTCGACCAAGAAGTAGGCATCTTAACATTAAATACCATACCCATCGCAACGAGGTTTTCATTAGGAATAGCATCTAACTCACTTGTTAGTGCTTCCATATCTTTTTTAAATTGAGTGTACTTCTTTGGGTAGTATGTAGACCAACGACTTACTCTTGGTCTGGCTGCAGGAACTGGATTGATGTTAAACTTTAAAGCAATCCGTTTATATTTCTTCCCCATACTCTTCGCCTCTTAGAATATCTAACTCATTTACTACTAATCGCAGTAAACATCTTATTTCTACATCTCTAGGGGTATCTTCTTCTCTAGCTAGTTCTAAAGCATCTTTAATATTGTCAGTAATCTCATCTAATATTTGGTAACGCTTGGCTTTACTGCTATATCTTGCCACAACTTACATCATGCTATCTATTTGAATTTGAATATTCTCAATAGCTTTCCTTAAATCTTGAATTCGCCCCTCACCTTGATGTTTAAAACGATACCTAGTTAAATATTTGACTGCATTTCCTACTGCCCAAGTCATATCTTGATCAACAATAAATGTTTTAGCTTCTATCTTTCCTTGAGTATAGTGTGAGGGGTTTTTTATTAAATCTTTTTTATCCACCAATCCATCCTAAAAATAAAGCAATTACTACAATACCAAGAAAAACAGTAAGTGATCTATTTTTAAGAACTGTATTAACAACTTCCATTAATTTTTCCATATCTCTCTCTCCTCTTGTTATAACAAATTAGGACACACTAATTATTTTGTTTACGCAAACACTAATTTCCGTACCATAATAAGTGGAGGTATGCCCTAATTTCTTACAACTCCTCTTCTAACATTATAGGTTTATCACCTAGCCATCCTATACATTCAGTAACTTCTACAGGGTGACAGATTAATTGTTGTTGGGGAATTTGTGTACAACTAGATATTACACTAATTATAAACATAAAACTTACTAGATGTAAATATTTTTTCATGTTAGGATTATACCACGTCTGAATAAATATCTATGGTTTGATCTTGGAATCTTGAGTATTCACCATAGAACTCACATTTAACAAAACCAGTCTGACCCATCCTATTCTTAGCTACTATAAACTCAGCCAAACCCTTGTCTTCTGATTCTGGATTGTAGTATTCATCTCGATACACCATAACAATAATATCAGCATCCTGCTCAATCTCACCAGAAGACCTTAAATCACTCATAAAGGGTCTTTTATTTTCTCTTGACTCTAATGAACGACTGAGCTGCGATAAGACAATTATAGGTATTCCTAGTTCTTTAGAAAGATATTTAAGTTCTCTAGTAATAGTACCTAGTTCATGTATCTCTTTGCCTTTGTCGTATTTCATAATCTGCAAATAATCTATTACAATCATATCAATCTTTTTTTCACTATTAAGTTGTCTTGATTTAGAAACAACATCAGCTATTGATACACCACCCTTATCAATAATAGTTAAGTTTTGATTGCCAATCTTGTTCAAAGTTGTATAAAACTTTTCTTGTTCGGTGCTAGTCATATTGTCATTATCAATCTTAGACAAATGTATCGATGAATGGGATGATGCTAGTTTTAGCATTAACTGTACTTGACCCATCTCTAATGAATAGAACACAACATTTTTGGATTGCGATACTTTATCTGCAATATTTAAAGCAAGTGTGGATTTACCCATACTAGGCCGACCTGCTAATACTGTTAGAGTTTCTGGTCTAAAACCAGTTATTAAAGCATCTAAAGATTGAAAGCCACTTGATAAACCAACACCACCTACACTTAGGTTTTGTAGATAATCTACAGTTTTACCAACAATACTTTTAACAGAACTTTCATCTCGATCTTCTAACTCTAATTCTAATTCTTGTATCTTAGATATTGTGTCTTGGTAGTTCTCATATTTAATTATTTTTTTTAATTCTTCTATTTGGTTTTTAATTCGACATTCTCTAACATGAGATGCATAAGTTTGTATATTAGCAGTTCCCACACAATTTTCTAGTAACACAGCTAAATCTTCAAAAGTTACCATCCAGGCCCTGTCATCTGGCTGTTTATCATTAGCTATAAAATCTTTAACAGTAATGACATCAATAGCTTTATTTTTTCTTTTCATCTCTAATATGCAATTAAAGATATAAGCTAGTTTATCATTACTAAAATCATCATACGTTAATCGAGTTTGCATCACCTTATCAACACAAGGATCTAATAACAAACCACCTATGACTGCCTCCTCTGAGGCTATCGATTCATTGGGGTATCTCATATCCACCACTCTAAGGGATAATAAGCATCTAGCCAGAAGTAAATTGATATACTTGCACAAGTGTTTATTACAAGGACTGATAAAAATAATAAGTAAGCAAATAGTTTCATATATTTTCCTATTGATTTAGTTTTAGTTTGTGATGATTCCAATCTTTTTTGGATCATCTGATATTTTGTTCCGTACCTATATGTATTAATCATTTTAGTACGCCCTCGCTTCTATTGTTTCATACACAAATTGAGAGTCATCATTTAAATGTTCCATTTCCTCATCAACTAATTCTGTGCCATCATGCCATATAGCAGAAATTATATAACTATCACAAAAATCTGGGTAATCTTCATAGTTAATATAAACATCATCAATATCTAGTAAAGCAGTATTAATCTTGGTTTTTTCTTTGTCAAGATATTTATCTTTATCAGTAAATTTTTTCATGATTTCCTCCAATTAAATTCTTCACCATAAGGTTTATGTAAATTCTTAGCTTTGACATCAAACATTTCCCATTGCCTTTGATTGATAAAAGTTTGAAAGTGTGGGATGTATTTTTTCTCAGACCCAAAGTCTAAATACAATCTATTGAGTAATGGCAATACATCTCGCCAATCTTTATGACGAATAAAATTATCCATCTCAGTAAGTAAGCCTCGCTTCTTACCTTTATAATTTTCTCTAAATATATCGAACTCGATTAACTCCTCATCAGTTGGTCGAACAACAATTTTCTTTGCCTCGACTTCATGTGGTTTTGCACAATGTGGGCATATTACTAGCATAGTTTCCTCCTACTTAGTTTTAGGTTTACCGCCTATAGATCTCATAAGCAGTTTAATCATTGGGTCTGTCCACCAATCTTGGGGGTTTAACATTTCATCTGGTGGTACAAATCTATCCTCTCTTGGCTTTTGATACCGCAGAGGGCGAAAGACTTGTTCTGGGTCATCATGATTGTTTAGTCTTGCTCTGGCACAACTATTAGTGCATTTAGCACCAAGTTTATCTGCTACCATACGAGCAGTCCACTTAGAGCCATCGTTCAAAGAATACACTCGGACTAATTTGTTTTCCCATCCCTTTAAATTATTTTTTATATACTGCTCCCCATCAATAATTATGATGGGGATGTTCTTTGGTAGGCTCAAAATGGCACATCCTCTTCATCAACAGGACTTGGACTTACAGTTGCTACAACTGGTTGGTCATCTGCATTCTGAATTACAATATTTAATACTGGTGCTTTCGGATTCTCACTACTTGTTTTCCAAGCAGAAATCTTATAGTCCACACCCTCAACATTTAGATTACCCGTATATTGAGGTGCTTTAGGATTATCGTTATACTTACTTTTCCATATTGCACCTGTGTTCGTGTTGTCATACTCATTATTGTTTTGCATTTTAGTTCCTTAAAAAATAAAGGGTCACTTATGGTAGACCCAAGCACCAGACTTATTCTTTAAACCTAACGACTATAAGGAAGAGCCGAATAACATTGGAAAGTCACCCCCTGCTAATTTTTTAAAGAAGTCTTTGCTCCAATTCTTCTATTAATCGAGGCTTCCACTTCTCTTTACCATACACAGAATTCCAAGCATCGTGTATTTCTTCAATAGAAAACTTTAGATCTACTTGTTCTTC